AATGACTTTGAAAAAGGGCTAATTCAATCGCGTCCTTCCTCTCCTGCAACAGGAACAATTAATATGAGGGATCCCGCAGGGAACTTAAGAGCCGTTCCCAAAAATCAGGCTCAGCAAGCCCAAGCGGCAGGATATAGAAAAGCATGAGTTTCCAAGAGTTCGGCGAAATCATTGAAGCAGCTCCGGAGGGAGAAGAGAGGGCTCAATTCGGAGAAATTATCGAAGAGGGATCTTCTCCCAAAATGGGAAGTGAGGCCACTCGAAGAGCTGGTCAATTAGGAGCGCGGGGAATTGAATCGGTTTTGGGCCTTCCAAGAGCTTTAGGTGAAACACTTGAATCCCTAGTTCCCCGAAAAACTCTTCAGGCTGGGGCAGAAAAAATTGGATTAGGCGCTCCTGTAAAAAAAGGGTTAGAACTCACCCAAAAATATGCTCCCTATAAACTGTTCCCTAAAAGCGAACAAATAAGAGATCTTAATGAAGAGCTTTTTGGAGATGCATTTAAACCGCAGGGAAAATGGGAAGAAAGAGTTGGAGAAGCCTTCGGGGAATTTGCTTCCATGAGCATTCCTTTTGCTGGTCAAGTAAAGCCATTTAGAGCAGGATTAACAGCCTTAGGAGCCAACGGAGCAAAAGCAATTGGAGAAGAATTGGGGCTCGATGATAAAAAATCAAATTATCTAAAGCTCGGGACGTATCTGTTGGGTTCCTTCATCCAGCCTAATGCAGCGAAAAAGTATTATACTGAACAATATGCTAAGGCAGCCAGAGCCCTTCCAGAAAATGCCACGGTAGATTCTGTAAAACTTAATGGAAGGCTTATTGACCTTAAAAATCGTCTTCAAAAAGGAGGAGTTTCCTCCGCGGATAAACCCACCCTTACTCAGATACAAAATCTTGAGAAAGAAATGCAAGGAGCCCAAATTCCGGTTGATTCGCTCCAGGCTTTTAAACGTAAGCTCAATATTGCCCGTGGCGATCTCTACAAACAGCTTGAGGGAAATAAATCAGGGATAAAAACAGCCAAGAAGAATTTAGATGATCTAGCCAAAATAACTGATCGTTCGTTAGAGACATATGCCAAACAAAACCCAGATTGGGGAGCTCACTACCAAGCCGCAAACAATGCATTTGGGGCAGCAATGCAAAGTAAAAGAGTAGGAAAATTTCTTTCCAACTTAGTAGGAAAAGGAGGCATTTCGCATTTAGGATTAGCAGCTATTCTGGGACATACGGGAAAATTGGGCGTTGCGGTCAAAGGTGCTGCTGTTGGATACCCAACCTTGAAAGCAGGAGAAACAATAGCTCAGATCATGAAAAGCGCGCCTTTAAGGAAAGAATTTTTTCGTCTATATACCCAAGCGCTCGCAGGAAATGCCAAAGGAGCTCAAAAAAGTATCCTGAAACTTAATCAGGATTTGTCTAAGGACAATCAGAAAGAAACAATTCCTGGAAAAGGGCGCTTTGTCTTAGAAGAAGAAGGCTAATAGAACCTATGACGATCCCCCATATTTTCAGCATCTGAGTCTTCCATTTCTTCCTGATCTTGTTTGTTGGAAAAATAACAGAAAACAATAAAAGAAATAATAAAAGAAAATGTCCACATAATATTATCCTACTAGGATTTTTCTAAGGAATCTAAAATTCAGTAAAATATATATCTATTTCTTTCTCTTCGTCAGAAAGCTTATCAAATTTAGCTTGAGCTCTCTCGTCACTACACAGCCACATAACCCAAAATCCTGCTACGACAAATATTAAAAAACCCATATTTATTTCTCCTTTTCCAATACACGCTGCATCAAAAGCAGATATCTTTCTTCGAGAGTGCATAGTCTTCCATGAAAATCTTTCATTTCATTGTAGGATTGACGATGCATTGCCCAAGTGGTGCCAATCATAGTTAAAGCTAAACCGAATAATGCTACGATCAAAGTTAAAACTTGTGGCCAATCCATCATTCACCTTCTTTTTTACTCTCAAGCCATTCAAAGAACGACTTCTCGTTAATTAAGAGCCGCTTCCCCACTCTAAAAACCACATGTTTTAAAGAGGGGTCCTGACGAATTAATCTTCTAAAGGATGCAACGGTAGGCCAAACGTGGTAATCGTTCCATTTAACCAAAGGAATGATCCGAGTGTTTGGTCGCGTTATCTGCACCTTCATGTTCATAAGTGTACCTACGTTCCTTATTTTTGCAAATACAGAGAATTTATTTTATTTTGGTGGTACAAGTGGTAATGTAAAGAAAAAATTTCACTGAGGTACCCTCATGGCAGACAGTTTAGGACGAGACCCCCTTTCATATCTTGGGATTACTCCCGCAACCCAGGCACAAGTTTCAGCCGGTTCAAGAGACGATGTATATGTATCCCCTTTAACACTCGATCTTGATGCAGCGAGCACAACTGAATCGGGGGTGGTGCGATTAGCTACTATTGCCGAAACTACTACAGGTACAGCAACAGATATCGCCACAACTCCCGCGGGCGTGGCCGCAGTAGCCATTGCTGGCGCACCTGATGCCACCACGACCACAAAAGGTATTATCGAGATCGCTACCGACGGGGAAGCTGTAGCGGCCGCCAGCGGATCTCTAGCATTAGTGCCTTCAAACCTCACTTCAGTCTTTGCTTCTCCTCCCGGGATTGGCGGTACTAGCGCAGCAGCCGGAGCTTTCACCACTTTAACTGCTTCGGGCGCATTTTCTTTAACAGGAGATCAGGTTCAGGTAGATGAAGGGGGAACGGGCCTTTCAACTGTTTCAACAGGGGATCTTCTTCTGGCAGATGGTGCAGATAGTATCGCAGCATTATCCATCGGCACAGCACGCCAGCTCCTTCAAGTAAACGCCGGAGGCACCACAGCTGAATGGGCAAGCAACATTGACATTCCCGGAACGCTAGACGTAACAGGTACTGCAACTTTTGATGGCAATGTGAGCATTGCGGGAACCTTTACTCTTGCGGACCTCACCTTGACAGGTTTCTTAACCGTAGATGGCCTCATTACGGGCAACGCTTCGGCAACAATCGATACCGGCGGTACTGCTCTCAACTTGGGTACGGATAACTCCGGGGACGCCGTAAATCTCGGTACAGGAACAGTTGCTCGAGCCATTGCAATCGGTAGTTCGGCAGCAGCTCACACTATCACAATTGGTAGTGCGACAGGAGCGGCAAGCTTAGACCTTCTCTGCGGTACCGGGGACTTTACTATCGTTCCCGCAGTCACAGGAACAATTACTATTGGTGCCGCAACAAACACCGGGACTTTGACGCTTGGTAACTCAACTTCAGGCCAGCAGCTCGATATCAGCAATGCGATTAACACCGGCGCTCAAACAGTAAACATTGCTTCTGGCGCTTGTGCGGCAGATACGACAGTAAACATCCTCGCCGGCGCGTCGACTGCGGGAACGCAAACGCTAAATTTGGCAACCGGAGCAGCCGCTAGTTCTGTATTTATTGGTAACACAACTGGGGCTTCGGCTGTCGTTATTAACTCAGGAACAGGCTCAATTGCTCTTGCTTCTACCGGAACCGGCGATATCACGTTGGATTCCGATGCCCTCCTAATTCTTGATGCGGATGGAGTTCTTGAGCTTAACAGCTCGGCCGGTGCAATAAGCATTGGTAACGATGCAGATGCACAGGCAATCAACATCGGTACAGGTGCGGCTGCTCGAACTATTACTCTGGGTAATGTGACAGGCGCTACAGATGTGGTGTTCAACTCAGGAACCGGCGGCTTTGCCTTCAACCCGACCGGGGCCGGAGATATTACTTTCAACGTATCTGCGGGTGGTTTAGCAGTAGTTGGGGGTGGAAACGCCATTGATATCGGTACAGATGCGGCCGCCAATGCAGTGACCGTCGGTTCAACAAACACAACCGCAGCTACAGTCATTCAATCAGGGTCAGGAGATATACAGTTAAATTCTACCGATGCAATCTTTCTCGATTGTGTCGGAGCATTGCAGCTAAACAGTTCCGCTGGGGCAATCTCTATCGGTGACGAAGCAGATACAGGAGCAATCGACATCGGTACTGGAGCAGCCGCAAGAACAATTACCATGGGTAACGTCACAGGCGCTACCGCTCTAGCTTTTAATGCAGGTACTGGTGGCATAGCTCTTGCTTCTACCGGAACCGGAGATATCACAATCGATTCTGATGATACCGTTTTAATTGACTCAGACGGCGTTTTAGAGCTTAACAGCTCCTCTGGGGCTATCAGCATCGCAAACGACGCTGTGGCGCTTAGTGTGAACGTGGCAACGGGTGCCGCTGCGATGACTACTACTGTCGGAAGCACAAATACTACTTCTGCTACTACAATTCAAGCTGGTAGTGGAGAGATTAGCTTAAGCGCAGCCGGTGCGGTAAGCATGGTTCCCGCCACTAACAGCGTAGCCGGTACATCCTTGACCCTCAACGGCAGAGTGGGTGTTGCGACATTCACAGGACAAACTACAGCAGCGGGAGCAAATTTAGACCTTACCATCACCAACTCCTCTTTAGGAGCTGGAGATGGAGTATTTGTTACAGTTTCGAATAAAGGAACAAATGATGCTGACATTACTCTTGAAGGGGTAATTACTGAGACTGCGGGAACATTGACTTTGCATTGTCAAAACAACGGGGCAGCCGCGCTCAATGGTGACGTGATTGCGACATTTTGGATAATTAACTAGGGGAACTAGAAGAAAAATGGTTAGCGTTAAAGATTTATCCAGAATTGAGCCGCAAGGGGACTTCTCTTTCTTCTACGAATCTAGGATGGAAAACGATGCCAATGGCAATCCTATTTACATTGGATATACGCAAGTCCCTGACAGTGGAACTGATGTAGAGAGGTGGTTCATCGTTAAAGTTACCTACGATGCTAATCAATCTCCTACTCGTTATCAGCTTCCTGATGGAGGAGTGGCTTTTAAATATGCTTGGGACGACAGAGCAACCCTCTTCAGTTAAGGAGTTTTAGTGGGATACAAATTCAATCCTTTACCGTGGAGATTCGACAGAGTTGATGGTGGAGCCGGTGGCGGGGATATTGAGACTCTAACGGGTAATAGCGGGGGTGCTGTTGGTCCCGATGGAGCTTCCAATGTCAACATTCTTGGCTCCGGCAACATTGACGTAGCCGGAAATCCCGGTACAAATACTCTTACCATTTCCGAATCTGATCCTTCAGTGCGCTTTTTAGCGGGGGATGCAGCAACGAGTGTTCCTCCGGATGGTTCGGGTATTATCAATATTGTGGGAAGCGGCAGTGTCACCGTTACTGAAGATGTTCCCGGAAATACTCTTACTATTGCAGTATCCGGCATTCCTAATTACATATGTGGGACGGGATCAACCATTGATACAGCAACTGTAGACTTAGTGACGATAGCTATGGGAGGATCCGCGGCGTGCTTTACCGTACGAGGTATTATCACAGGAAAAGCGGCCTCTGCTCATGCTATTGGAGGGCAAGTTGTAGCAACTGTCCGTACCGATGGAGCAACTGCCACAATAGTCAACACTCCCGATATCATAAAAAACGCTGATTTGGTTCTTTCTTCCGGTAGCTTTACAATTGTAGCTTCTGGTAATGATCTAATTTTAAGAGCTGCCGGAGCGCTAGGTAGTGTCATTTCATGGCAAGGATGTTTAGAAAATATTAGTGTAACCAACGGGGTATAATGGCTGGATTTAACGACGACGTAGTCTTTGCACAACAAGGAATGAGGATTGGAGATGAAACGATTTCCTCCTCCGAGCAAGCATCAATTCAATTTGATGAACCAAGCGAGGATGTAGCTCTTCTTATTGCCAATACTTCCGACGATGCAGCTTCGAGTGCCTATGAAGAGATCAAGCTCAATAGCGTCAACTCCGGGGAATCCTTTACTAGATATAGAGCAGGCGACACTTGCTCATATGCATTAGGCTTTTTGGCTGATGACTCTACTCCTACCTTCCGACTCACCTTCAACAATAATGGAGACTCTTCGCCAAACAATCGCACAATGACTCCATGGAGAATTAGCAACATTAATCCTGGTGCCGATACCATGGAAATGGTAGTTAAATCTTTCATGACTGTGGCTTCGGAGGGATCTGGTACCGCTCTATTTCAGGTGAATGGTAACCTGGAAGTAGGAACGAATGCAGTGATTCTTTTGAATCAATTCAATGGAACAGATGATACTTATATTCACCATGGGGGTGGAAACGGCTCAAACTGGCGCTATGGAACTTATGCGACGGATAGTTCCAATTTCTATATGACCAATGCTTCTGTAGCCGGATGGCCCCCTACTGCGGCAAGCACTACGGGCGTAATCACTCAAGACGGCCATTATACGTTTCCTAAAACCGCATGTTTTGCCGCATTCACGACCAATGCTCAAAATAATGTAACCGGAGATGGAAACGATTATACGGTCATTTTTGACAATGAAGAATTTGATCAAAACGGAGATTATAATTCTACTTCAGGAATTTTTACAGCTCCTGTAGATGGAAATTATTTATTTGTTTCGAATGTTGCAGTCTTCAGTATAACCTCCTCTATGACCACTGGTTCTTCAAGTATTGCAACCTCCAATGGAGGAAGTTTAGGTCTTTATTGTTCTCCAGCAGCTTGCGATGCAAATAATACCACTTTAGGATTGGGAGCACATACTATTCGCCAACTGGACGCACTTGACACTGCTTTTGTAAGTGTCCTTTTTGAGAATGGAGCCAGCAATTCAGCTGATATTACTACAGGTGGAAGTGCTACCCATTTTTCCGGGATGTTGGTATGTTAATGATAAGGAGTTTAAAATGAAAATTCAAGTAGATGGTCTAGAAGTTTTTCAATTAGAAGAATGGGAAAAAAAAGTTATCAAAAATGATATCCCAGACGAAATGTTCGAAGACGATATGAAGCGCAGATTAACGTATTCCTTGAAGCATAAAGCCGAGCGTTGTTTTGAGCGCTTGCATGCTCAGTGGATGCCCATTTTGCGTGATGATCCTTCCGTTGCATCAGTACCTACAGATAAAGCAGCTTTTGTGGATCTAATCATGAGCCGCCCCGAATACAAGAGCCGCTCAGCAAGAGATGCAGAGGAAAGAGCGCGCGGATAGGGGGCTCGAGAAAAATCCTCTCGCAGAAAAATTCCTCTAATTTGTATTGTCTGTGCGTCCACCTGTGGACACTGTATCATATTTAAATCAGACTCCTCTCGCGCGCACACTGAGTTACGCGAGAGGATTTTTTATTTCAGTCTTTTCAGAGACAAACCGAATATTCTACCACCATTAAGATGTCATGGATGTAGAGAAAGAACAAAACGGCGAGGCTCCCACAAACAATAAGTCCTATCCAAAAAGTTAGACATTTATCACTCATTTTGGACACATAATCCGGTAGAACCCAATGCCCGGGGGCTTCAGGTATTTTTCTATATCAATGCCATCTTCTTTCATTTTCTCTAGATCATAACTCTTCCTTGGGGCTGTTCTACATATTTTATAGTTGCCACACTTAAAGTTTCCGTCGTCTCCATATTCGACGATAGAGGCTTTGAGCTCATCTTGCTTCTTTTTAAGACCTCGCATGTCTAAGCTGGTGTCCTCATATTTAATCAAAAGCTCTTTCAGCTCTTCGCTTTCTACCTCCACATACTCATCAGAAGAGTGTTCGGGAGGAGTAAAGCACTTTACATGCTCCCAAAATTCTTGAGCGTGTTTTTGCATAATGAGAAACAAGTCTCTATCGGGATAATGCTCAAAAAGAATCACCTCTTGTTCTTGCGCATCCCAAATCCCGAGATACCCTCTTTCAGCTCCAACAATTCCCATGCTCCATTGAAGTTGCATGATCCACCTTTCATGGTTATCAGGATCTTTAGCTTTCTCCAATGTTGAGGGAGTTGCCGGAGACTTGATTTCCAGCACTATTTTGTGTTTAACATCGTAACCGTCCAAAGAAGCCTTGAAGATGGAAATCTCATCTTCTACGCACACGGGTTCAAAGCAGCATGAAAGCTCCAACGATACCTTTTCCACAGCAATGGGTTCCCATTTTTTCCCGAATTCGGTAAATTGATTTCCCTCAAAGTTCTTAGAAAGCCCGCACTTTTCTTCCCATAACGAGTAAGGCGTGGCATAAGGGTTGGATCCCATGATAGTGGCTATATCTGAGGATCCAATCCCCCCTCGTCGCCATGCGACCCAAGCTGGAGAGTCTTGTTGTAAATCAATTATTTTCATCTAGATGCCTCCAGCTTTTTTTATTAATAATGTCAGAGATGGTTTTGCGGTGCAATCCTGTAAATCTCGCAATTTCACAGCAATTGGGAACTAAACAATATAATTCTTTTATCATAATTACTTGTTTTTTAGTAAGTTTGGTCCAATGAAGGTCTTCTCCTTTTTTTTGGAACTCAGGATGTTTTCTTTTAAAATGATTTTCTCCCGTGGGGAGTCGCTTCTTATTCTTTGCGTCTACCATGTTATCTTTATGGGTTCCCACAAATAAATGTTCAGGAAGAATGCATTTTCTGTTATCACAGCTGTGGCAAACTAAAAAATGAGCTGGGATATGCCCGTAATGCGCCAAAAAAGAAGCACGATGAGCAGTCATTCTTTTTTTCTCTAAAGCGACTCGGGCATATCCAGTATTGTCTATTTTTCCTGTCCATTCCAGGCAACCTGTTTCAAGATTTTTCTTTACGGATTTCATTAAACGGGATCGCCATTTTTCTTGTTCTTTTTTATCCATTTTCTCATCGAATTTCATGTGCTACTCCTTGTTTTTTAGCTTCTAGGTTTTTCATTAAGTCCTTGTACTTGGTGGGCGGCAAGTAAGCCAAGCTGTTAATATTATAATGCCTTAAGACATTTTCCATGAGATCTTCTTCTCCAAACTCCATGATTTGCTCCAAGATATCTTTAGCTTGCGCTTGTGTAATGCGAGCCGCCTCATTTTTTGGGTTCTCAGGCTTTTTCCCTGAAGCTCTATTTCCGTCGTCATCTTCATCGCCGGCCACCACTCCTACCATTGACGCATAAGCATAACGTCGTGCGTAGGTGATAGCGGATCCCATGGCTTGCATGGTTTGGTCTTTGGACACTAAAGCCATGCAAGACTCGATCCATTCCCCGCTCGTGTGGCAAAGTCGAGTATACAGATAGTTTCTGCCATCTCCATTTCCCATAACGCGTTGAATGACGCTCAGGCCGTTTTTAGTGAGCGCGGGGCGTGATACCCTTATGATCTCGGTTAAATCCGCGTAGTGGCTCTTAAAAAAGGGATTAGCGCTATCCTTGTTCGCAACCTCAATCTCTACTTGCGCTTTGGCTAAAGAAGCAAAGAGGTTTTCAAGGGTTGGCGATTCGTTTTTGGGCTTTACAAGCTGTTGGAGCTGCTCTATTTGTTTAGCGAGCTCATTGATTTTTTCTTCACTCATGGATCTTTCCTTTTTTTTCTAACTGTTGAACATATTTAAATCCTTCGATGTGGGCATTTAATCTACCTCTCAACAGGCTTTCCCAAGGAAAGGAATACACGTCGTGTCCCGCGGCAAGTGCTGCGGCCCAAAACATAAAGCGGTCACACATAAGTCCGGGAGTGGTGAGGTATTTCTCATTCATCTGCTCCACGAACGTCTCTATTTCTTCATCGATCACATCAACTTTTGGGTTTCCCATGTTCCTTCTCCCATTGGTAACGAATTTCATAATCTTCTTGGTTTAAGTAGACCGCCTTCCACCTAAGAGGGGAAATAGACGGAAATCTGTCTCTTTGAAATTTGTAAGATCTGTACATTAGCTCTTCTAAAATTTCAAGAGATGCCTTTTCTGTTTGAGGCGCTAGGGTCTTAAAAGCCATAGGATCTCCCCTTCATTTCAGACGCCATCTCTTCAGCCTCATCGATGAGCGCCTCGGCCTCTTCAATGGAGATGTCATGACAATTTGCATAGAACTCCACTTGCTTTTCTCTAGCCTCAGCCATAGCCGCGAGCGATCTTTCTAGATCAACATTTGTAGGGCAAGTATTTTTCATGTTTTTCTCCTTGTTTTGTATTCCTGTCCGATGTATGCTATCGTAGCACATGATTAATTAAAGTACACCAGAAAAATGAAAAGACTAGAAAAACTTCGACATTACCTAGAGAGACACGGGATCATGAAGAGCTATTTTGCTGAAGAAGTCCTGGGCTTATCCCGCAATTTCTTGTCAGGCATCTTTGCCGGGCGACGCAAACTTCCAGTGAAATACTGGCAAGCGGTGATTGACTTTACCGATGGAGAAATAACTTTTGAAGACCTAATGGAGGATTACAATACTAATGAACAGGACGCCTGACTTTAAGAAAGAATTTACCTTTGAGATCATTTCCCACTATCCCTTTCCTCACAAGGATAACGTGGGCAGCTTCCACGCTTATTGGGAAGAGATGGACATGGATTTACGCGGGATCGTGTATGTCTTGTCTAAAGGGAAGGACCCATGGATTAACCTACCTTCCAAAAGAGGGGAAATTGAGGGGGAGCCATGCTTTTTTACCTTTTACTCTTTTGCGGATATGAAGAAGATGAATCGCTTCATGAGAGCCTTGCGCATGGCGTTTAATCGATATTGGAAAGAGATTCGTCTTCAAGAAAAAAGAGCAAGCCTTTAGCTTGCTCATCATAAAGTTAAAACCGAAGCGTGTTGTTTCTACACTTTAGGCGAAAACAAGTTTTAGCGCCATAAATTTAAAATAGGATTTAACATGACTGAGAAAGCTCCCTACAAAAAGAGAAAAACGCCCAAGTACTCCCCCCATCCTCTATTTCGTCTGGGCCTCTCCCCCGGTGCCATTGCTCTGTATTTTTTGTTGGAGTCTCTAGCCGACAATAAGCGGGAGGTAAGAATCTCCCGGCAAAACATTTCAAGTCTATTTGGTGCATCGGTTCCAACGATTATCAAATACACTCTTGAGCTGCAAATGGCCGGCAACACTCTAGGATGTCCTCCGTTGGTGTCTTTTCCCACTGAAATACATCAAGGAAGTAAAGCCGCGCTTTACAAGTTAATTACAAAAGAAAAGCTTTTTTCGTTGAGATTTTAGAGCAATCATTTTAGGATCCTGAAGTCAACCTAAAAAACAATGGAGGCCCGTGTGGAAGCTCGTGGCAAAAAAAAAGTGCTCTCCCGAGGGAGAACACACAAAAACTTAATACATATTCACTGCCATAGTTTTACCACACGTCTCCTTTTTTCCCAATACCAAACATTCTTTTATCTTTTCCCAAGGAGTTTTTATGCCTAAAACTTTTTCTGTGCCCAATCATCCTGAGCTTGATGATCATTTGTCGATGCTCTTTGGGCGCTTAAAAACCCTTCTCTATGAAAAAACTTATTGCTGTGAATCAGATCTATTTCTTGCTGATCTTTCTAGCTGTTCTGCAAGGACACTTCAACGACGATTGAAAAAGTTGAAAGATATCGGAGTAATCACTATTGAAACACAAAAAGATGGAATGGAATGGGATAGACGGATTTATTTAAATTTAGAGTTGACCTCAGAAAAGTAAAAAGGAGAAAAGATTTTATGACAATTGTACGAATTGTAAAACACGAACGCCGGTACGTCTCCATTTGTAATGATGTTTTAGAGATGGAAAATCTAAGTTGGGAAGCAAAAGGGTTGTGGTCCTATTTGCTTTCCCGTCCACCCAATTGGGAGCCTAATATTGCTCATCTAACTGCGCATTTCCCTTCCGGAAAAGACCGACTCTATAGAATTTTCCAGGAATTGGAAGGGGTAGGCCTCTGTTCTAAAACGCAAGAAAGATTGCCCAATGGGTTGATGGGAAAGTTTCTCTACACCATTTATGAAGACCCTCAATTAAACAAAAGTTTACCGCACACGGAAAAACCGGAAGCGGAAAAACCGCTAGCGGAAAAACCGACGCATAATAAAGACAGAGAAAAAATAAAGACGGAAAAGAATAATAAAGAGAGAGAGGGCGCGCGCGCTCCAAATTCTTCATCTGAAGAAAAGAAGATTCTTCGGAAAGAAGAGGTTTACACGACTCCATCTGAGCATTCCAAGCTTATCCATGAATTTGGGGAAGAAAAGACTCGTGAAGCGTACGTTTTCTTGTCCGAATGGAAACTAGATACTCCTAAGAGCAAGTGGAAAAAATCCGACTATCGTTCTGTCAGGAGGTGGGTGATCGAAGCCCTTAAAGAGCGAGAGCTTAAACAGGCTGCACTTGATAAAGCTTCTTCTGCTTCTTCTTCTCCTACGATGTCTCCTCAAGAAGCGGAGAACAGAAATACCAACATGCGTAAGGCTCTGTGGTATCGAGATAAGTATTATTCGGCATTCAAAAGGCTTAAGAAATTCGAGTATGGGTTTAGCGCTCCGGATGGGAGAGATATTGCCTGGATAGACCCCCCCGCTAGATTTGAGGCCGAGCTAAGGAAAATGTTGGAGATCCAAGATGCTCTCGCCTGATTTGCGTGCAAACCAAGAAAGCGTAAGATCTTGGATATACCAAAGCGAGCGCTTCATTGACAATTACCCGGGAGGAGAAAAGTATTATCTCATTTGGGGGTCTTCTCACCAAAAATTTAAAGACCTTTTGTGGTTTTGCTTGAATACTCCCAAAGGAAAATTAGCGACTCCAGTCTCATTGGATCAATCGTCGTTTGACTTTAACGTGGAAGTGAAAAATGCAACGCGGTTTTATCTTGACCTTGAAAAAAAACATATGGTAAGCAATGATGATAAATAATTTAATACTATGCTGAAAGGCAAATCCATTTTAAGGCTCTCTAAGCCACGAACAGGCCTTGGGTGCTATGGATAGACCTTTTTAGCAAGATCGTTGAATACAGGCCACGCAAACGGCCTTCACGACGATCCTAATACAGGAATTGATTGCATGATTGAGATAGTGGACTATCAGCCAGTAAGCGACAAGAAGACAGTGATGGGCTATTTCTCGGTCAAGATTCCCGATTGGCACATGACCATCGCTCGCATGGTGGAGTTCAAAAAGGGAGAACATTGGTGGGTTGGGTTGCCTTCTTGGGCTAAGAAAAAGTCCGAAAATCCCCTCTCTTTTGATTTCATTCCCATCGTTTCTTTTACCTCCGATGTGGAAAAGAAATTTCTCGAATGTTGCAAAAAAGCATTGCAAGAATACAAACAAACAAGCCAAAACAAAGGAGATGATCAATCTACAGAACTATTTTGAATAATTTGAATTTTTAAGCGGAATTAAGGATCTAACATGCAAATTCTTAACGACTTATGCGAAATGACGAATGAAGAGTTTGTTGAGCGGTTAACAGCGATGGTTCCAGATGCCGTGTGTGCTCAAAGCCGAATGATAATTGAGAAAGACATATTTGAACAGTCAGCGATATGTTTCGAATCTCTGCTAAGGGAAATCTACAAAACATTGATCAGGCTCCCGGACAATTCCGTGACAGACGAACTGGTAGACGAGCTTAAGATGACGTACGTGCTTTACCTCTACACGACAATCGCAATGCGGGTAGTGATCAATGACTGAAAACATCATGGACAATCAGATTCTCTTCTCCTACTCCATCCCGGGAAAGCCAGTTCCGAGCAAAATTCGAAAGAATGGTTTGGGAAGAATATACAATGCAAGAAAACCGTATATTATGGGTTACCGCTTTCATCTTAAATCGGTTTTTCAAGAGAAACCTTACAATGGACAAGTACGAGTCGACTATTTTTTCGGGTTTCCTATTCCGAAGTCGTGGCCTAAGTCCAAACAGGAAAAAGCTGCAAAGGGGGGAATGCCCCATTCCTCAAAGCCGGATTACGACAATCTGGAAAAGACATACAACGATATCATCAAGGGAATTGTCATCAGAGACGATGACCAGATTATCAAGGCTTCGGCCAAGAAAGAGTACACAACCGAACCGAGAACAGACATAACGATTTACTATGCCCAAGAAAAACTATAAGCCAAACATCAACAAGCGCGGTCGTCCACCAAAGTTTGTGACCGATCGCAAGATCGATCGTTACATCGAGGGAAACGTCGTAGACCCGACCAAGCTGCCCAAGTTTGTCACAGGGAAGTACGACAAGTTTGATCCCAAGCAGATGGAGAACTTCACCAAGGCACAAATCATTTACCTCATCGCTTCTCTTGGGGGTTCCCAAGCTGACTGCGGGCGATATGCGGGGATATCACAGCCGGCGGTAAGACAGAACTACCACGACGTCTACTTCAGCGGTAAGGCGGACATCAAAATGCGTATCCGCTGCGCTCAGCTTCAAAAAGCTCTAGAGGGAGACAGCAACCTACTCAAGCATCTTGGAATGACGTATTGCGAAGACCAACGTACAGCGGGTTTACAAGACCTTGCTCCAGAAGAGTTGAAAGGAATTATCGAAATAATCGCCGGAGGGGGAGAAAGCCCTTTCCGTAAGGAGGAAGATGTACAAGTTAACGATTGAGTCGGACGAAAAAGAAGATATTGAGACAGCCTTAGAGGGAGAGAATATGCGCTGTGCGTTATGGAACATTCACAACACAATTCGCTCCGAGCTGAAGCACGGAGACGATACGGTCGAGTCTCTCACACGAGTTCTTGAAGAAGTTTACGAAGAAACCTTTCAATACACAAGGTAGCTTGGAAATCAGTAACAATGGATTGGGACCCCTACCTCATAGAATTGGAAGACGCATATGTGCGAGGAAGGTATGCAGGAGCAGCGTATGTTGTCAGACACTTCCTATCAGCTAAACCTCTCCCAAAAGATCTTAAAGCCCTTAAGAAAAAGATTGAAGAAAATGAGAGAGAAAAAAACCTACAAGAAAGGGTAGGTACATATGAAAGCGGGTGGGATGCCGGAGCAGAGTATGCCATGAAGCATTCCTTATCTGGTGTAGATCTCCCAGAAGACCTTAAATCGCTGAGAGATAATATTGTAGAAGAAATAAATGAAATTAAAAGATAAGAAGGTAGAGATGAAATCAGTAACAATGGATTGGGACGAGTACGTCAAAGAAATTCAAGGACAATATCAAAACGGAATGAATGCCGGAGCAGAGTATGCCATGAAGCATTCCTTGTCATCCGAAGAGCTACCTGAGGACTTAAAGTCCTTGAAAGAAAAGATTGAAGCCGAAGTAAAAGGCTAGAAGTTTTATAGTGAGGCCATAACCACGGAGGTGGAACATGGCTACACAAGTAAATGCTCGGGCTAGAGACTTTAACTTTACCTTAGACTTAGACGAGTCTTGTAACTGCTGTAGGCGTAGAAAGAGGGTGCACGACGACCTTCATATTTACATCCATAGCAACGGCAGAACTGAGCCTTTTTCACTTAAGAAGGCCGATTCTTCAACGGGTTCTCTTTCGCGGTGTATAGTCAACCTATCCACCGTCATCCAGGCCTTAGCGGAGTTAGAGGGTGAAGACCCTGAAGAGGCCAAGAGAGAGTTTGAAGGGCAAACGGGTCTGAGGTTAAACCCTCACGAGCCGCAAGAGCTGAGTGTACGGGATCTCAAAGCGATCAATGCTGCGATAGCTCATATATTTACAAAAGAGAGCACGGATGTGGGAACTTAGCCCCAAGCAAAAAGACTTTGTGATGAACTCCGACGGTCGCTACAACCTGGCGATCGGTTCGGTTCGGTCAGGAAAAACTGTAGCTGCAAACTTCGCTTTCATGAGGTTTGCGGCTACAGACATTAAAGGGCCGATGGTCATCCTTGGAAAGACAGAGCACTCCATCAAAACCAACATCCTGACGCCCTTTGCCGACATCCTCGGCAAATACTTCCACTACAAGGCCGGAGAGCGCAAGCTTTACATTGCCGGAAGGGAAATCGATGTAATCGGAGCGAGTGATCTTAAGGCCGAAGGAAAGATTCGGGGAGCAACCTATTCCGGGGCGCTAGTAGACGAAGCTACCGTCATCCCTGAGCCGGTGTTTCGTCAGCTTACCTATCGCTTGTCTGTGCCAAACGCTCGTCTCTTTGCAACAACCAACCCGGACAGCCCTTACCATTGGCTAAAGACAGGCTACATAGACCAAACCCATAACGAAGACATTGGTGTGAAGGTTTGGCGCTTTAACTTCGCCGACAACCCTACGCTTGACGAGGGATACATCCGCAAGATTAAAGCCGAGTCTCATGGCCTATGGTATAAGCGCTTCATTGAAGGAGAATGGGTATTAGCGGAAGGAGCGATCTACGACTTCTTTGACGAGAAGATACATACTATTCCGCACCAGCCCGGCATGGCGCAAGAGTACTCCGTAGGCATTGACTACGGAACTATGAACCCTTGCTGCTTTGTTTTGATAGGCTACAACCCCAACCTCTTTCCTCAGCTGTGGGTGGAAAAGGAATACTACTACGACAGCCAAAAGTCTAACCGCATCAAGACTGACTCGGAGTATGCACAGGACCTGGCCAAGTTTATTGAAGGATTGCCGATCTCTGCGATCTATGTAGACCCGTCTGCGGCCTCGTTCAAAGCTGAGATGCGCAGCGCGGGAATCACTAACATTTTCGATGCGCAGAACGATGTCATGAACGGCATTCGTTTGGTTACCGAGCACTTGGCGAACGGAACGATGAAAATATGTCAGTGCGCCCGTAATGTCATCCATGAGTTTTCTAACTATGTGTGGGATCTTCAGGCTGCCCAAAAGGGAGTGGAAAAACCCTTAAAGACAAACGACCATTGTTTTGTAGCCGGCACCCCTATCTTGACTGAAAAAGGTGAGGTTCCTATTCAAAAGATAAATGTAGGAGACAAAGTTTTAACACGTGGAGGATGGAACGAAGTAAAAGAGGTTTTTATTAGGAAAGCCGAGGTAGCAGAATATGAAATAATGGGTCTAAAATTAACCTGTACTCCTTCTCATAAACTATTTACGCTTGAAGGATATAAAGAGGTGCAAGCTTTGACACCTTCAGATATTCTGTTTACAGAATGGGAGGATTTGCCATGGATGAAATCATCGTTTTTGAGGGGAAAAAATACAGACGTTACCCGGAGTCTGAGAGAAATTCTGACCGCACCTATTTTAAGTGCAGAGGAAAGTATTTACATAGAGCAGTTTGGGAATTCCACCATGGCAAAATTCCATCCGGACACCATATTCATCACAAAGACAACAATCCCCTCAACAATGACATTAGCAATCTCGAATGTTTGTCACCTAGAGAGCATTATACCCTCCATCAGGAAAGTCTTACTGAAGGCCAAAGAGAAGCTCGAAGACAAAACTGCGAATATATTAGACCACTCTCAAAAAAATGGCATAAGTCTCAAGAAGGAAGAGAATGGCATAGTAAGCACGGAAAAGAAGCATTCAAAAAAAGAATTCCAAAAGACCATAAATGTCACCAGTGCGACAGAGAATTTGAGTCCACCAAATACTTCAACACAAAATTTTGTTCAAATAACTGTAAGTCACAATGGAGAAGAGTTAATCACCTTGATGATGAAGAAAGAAGCTGTTTTCAATGTGGCTCCAATTTCTCAATCAACAAACACTCTAATACAAAATGCTGCTCCAAGAAATGTGCCGCACTCATGCGTTGGGATAAGAAACGTCTACAACATGCACATTGAAAATGACCATGAATATTTTGCTTATCGACTATTAAGTAAAAATTGCATGGATGCCCTTCGCTACGTACTATTTTCTCGCTACCAGAAGCTATCGCAAAATCGTTTAACGCAAGAAGATATGGACAGATTCCATGGGGAAATATATGGTAGACAACCTAATTTGCCGGACTTTTTTAGAGATACAGGGTTAGAAGGAGGCCACAGGATTTTATGAATGATAAAAACTTCGTAGAGCAAGAAATGAATCTGGTCGCCGGGATAAAAGAATTTCTGGATCTTAATGGCTATGACGACTACCGAGTAGTGCTCAGCGCCCTCTCAATCATGCTAAGTGAGTTAATTGGAATGACCATGACAGAGAAAGAAATAGAACTTTTTCTAGACATGTTCTCCAAAGCAGTCAACGGTTTTCATTTAGAATTCGGTCATCTCGTAGAAAAAGAAAATTGACATACAAAAATATAGTGCTGTAGTGTAAAGTAAATATTTACATTTCAAGAGAGCTATGTCCTTATTTCGCCCCTCTGAACCTTCATGGTACATCAACTCCGAAGATCGAAGCGTCATTCAACGCATGGATGAATGCTATCAAAACTCCATTACTATTCAGCAATCCTTTTGGTCGGAAGCAGACCTAGACACCCGATTCAGAGCCGGCGACCAGCAGCTGTGGAACGACATCTACGGAAACCTTCCGGCATTTAGAAAGCGAGCGTTTAACTTCAACCGAATCCGTAGAGTCTGCAACATGGTGACGGGTCACCAACGCCGAAACAGGCGCTCAACGAACTACGTACCGCGTGAAAATGCAGATGCAGCAACAGCCACACAGTTCACCAAGCTAGGCTATTGGTTTAACGATCAAGCTTCTGTGGGAGATATCTTTTCGCAAGCCTTCGATCAAATGCTCACCACCGGAATGAGCCTACTCTCTTTTTGGGCTGACTACCGCTCCGATCCAATCTCTGGAGACCCAAAAGTGGATGTAGTGAGCTACAACGCCTTTTTAATCGACCCTTACTTCCGTAAAGCGGACCTTTCGGACTGCAACTTTGTGTGGACACGCAAGTACCTCTCTCATATTGAAGCGATGTCTCTAGACCCTTCCAAGAAAGAAATGATCGAGCAGATACAAAAAACGCAAGGTAGAGACGGAAAATTTCAGTTTCTCCCCGAGTCCTACAACTACGGAATAACCGACCTGCTCACCTACGACGAGTACTGGTATAGGGATTTTCGCCAGCAAAAGATGCTCGTTGACCTCACCACAGGGGAGGCCATGGAATGGTCGGGGAGTGAAGAAAACCTCAAAGAGTTCTTACGCTTCTCCGGCAAGCGAGTGACAGTCATTGAGCAAACTGTTCCCACCGTCAAACTGGCAACTGTACTAGAAGGACACGTACTCTATCATGGCGAAAACCCCCTTGGCATTGACTCCTATCCTTTTGTTCCTTTGTTGGGGTATTACGATCCTCAGCTTCCTTACTTCCCATGGCGGGTCCAAGGAATGGTTAGAGGACTGCGAGACGCGCAATATCTCTACAATCGACGAAAAGTTATTGAGCTGGACATTCTCGAATCACAGATTAATTCTGGATGGAAGGCAAAAGAGAATGCGCTTGTAAACCCAAAAGACGCCTTCCTCTCAGGACAAGGACGGCTACTAGCCATTAAAGAAGACGCTCAGATGAGCGACGTGGAGCAGATTCAACCACCTCAGGTTCCGCCCTCAATGATTCAGCTCTCCGAGATTCTTGGGCGAGAGATGCAAGAGATTTCTGGGGTAAACGAAGAGCTTTTAGGCTCGGCAGACGACGATAAAGCGGGGGTGCTTTCAATGCTCCGTCAAGGCGCTGGCCTCACCACTCTTCAAGTTCTGTTTGACCAAGCTGATTTAGCCCAAAAATACCTAGGAAACATCTTTTTACAGTATGCACAGAAAAACTTTACTCCCGGCAAAGTCCAACGAATCATTGGAGAAAAGCCTTCCGAAGCCTTCTACCATCGCTGTTTCGGAAAATACGACGCTGTTGTTGAAGAAGGAGTCAATACCGCTACTCAAAGGCAACAACAGTTTCTCCAGCTCCTTCACTTGCGTGAGATTGGCATTCCCATTCCGCCGAAGGTTCTTATTGAAAATGCTACTCTTAGCGACAAAAAGGAACTCATCGAAGCCATTGGACAAGAGGAAGAGCAAAAGCAACAAATCGGCATGCAGCAAATGCAGCTACAGATGGAGCTTTTACAGGCTCAGATTAAAGATCTAGAGTCGAAGTCTATGGCCAACCAAGGCCTAGGAATGGAAAGAATGTCTAGGATAGAAGAAAATAGAGCACTTGCGGTAGAAAGAATGGCTGAATCCCAGAAGGATCGGGAGTTAGGGGCCCTGCACTATACCAAGGCCCTTAAAGAACTAGAAGGGTTGGACCTTCATAACCTTCAAAATCTTTTAGCTGTACTAGATACACTCAAACAGCGCCTCGGAACCTCGGAGAACCCCCCTCCATCAGAGCCTTTTCAACAAGAAAATGAAACGGAAGTAGTTGAAGAAAATGCCGAACTGTGACAAAACTTAATTTGAAAGCGTATTCTAAACGTACGGTCACCCCGTAAACAGAAAGGTATGCTCAACCAAACAGCAACCCAAGAGGGAAAAATGGCTAAACATTACAAGCAAGGGTATAACGACCGCCTCGACGAGTCACTAGGAATGAGACGAGGAAAAGAAAGCTCCAAAAAGCAGAGCTACAAATCAAGACGCGACGAAAGCCGCGGCATGCGTCGTCATAATGCAGACATGCATTCTAAGGCAGATAGCGAAACCCAGCTTTATCACAAAGGCAAAGACTACTATGGTCCAGGGTTCGGCGAGCCGTCTAATTTGCCACAGCGTGAAATTATGCATAAATATCCTGAACCTTATCCACGTTTGAAGACTGATTATCCTGACACTCTCTCCGAGATTGACCGTGATATGATGGATTCTTACGAAAAGGTTGAACGGCATCAATCGGATTCAATGTATTAATGCCTATCATGGAACGCCCCAACTCCCGCACGAAGAAGATCTTTAAGCTGGTGATGGAGCGCGCCCAAAATTATGGAGACCAGGCAGAGTTTTTTGAAGTAGATATTCAAGAGACTCTGCCTTCAGGTAAAGAGGTAAAGGAAAATGAAGAAGCCGTCTTCTATCCGCCCAAACGTTAAAAAGAAAGCCGTCAAGCATCTAAAAGCTGATATTCGAGGCTATAAAAAACAGCGCAAAAACTTATCCCACGAAATTAAAGAAGACAAAGAGCTCATCACGACGCTCCGAGGAAAGAAAAATGGCAGAAAAAAAGAAAAAGCGTGCTGCACCGCGTGTAAAAATGGTCACAGTTGCAAAGGGAGTAAAAGTTCCCCGAGGAAAAGAGTCAAAACTGCGAAAAAAACCGGGCTCAAGCAACGCAGGAAAGTATAAAAAAGTCTCCAAGACAGAATTCTGTGGTGAATCAGGTGGCTCCAGTAAATTCAGCTATCCTGTTAGCAGTGCTAAGCGTTGCCGCGCTGCTTTGGCCTATGCTCATAATGCCCCTAAACCATCTGGAATCAAAGCGTGTGTCAAGCGAAAATGCAAGGGCGAAATCAAAAAATACTCAAAAAAAAGTAAATAAAGATGAGCAGGTTAAAACGTGGCCTCAAAGTCAAGCATGAAGACATCGGGCCCTACAAGCCCGTCAAAAAGCACAGGAAAAAAGCCTCTCAGAGGAAGTATTCTCCTAAAGCTAACAAGAAAATTCACAGCGTTATTCGGGAATTTGAGGAAGGGGATTTACATAGCGGTAGTAAGAAAGGCCCTAAGGTTAAGAACCTTAAGCAAGCGGTTGCTATCGCCATCGCGGAAGCTAAACGCAAAGGATATAAAGCTGGGGAAAAGTGGAAAAAATCCGAGCGAAAGCCAAGAAGAAAAGTTAAGTCATAAAAACGGAAAACCTTTATGCTAAGTGAAGAGAAGAGGCGCCTATGTCGATAGACGGGGAACCTCCTGAAATTCCTTGCCTCTTCTCGCTTTTTTAAAAGGAGTTTAAATATGAAACAAGAATGGTTTAAAATGGTTTTACAAGTTCGTTCAGCAATTTATCTTTTGGGTTTGGTAGCAGTCGTCGTGGGTAGCTGTGTGGCTTTTCACAATAACTGTCCCCCTCATTCGGAAGACTTTCCTAAAACAAATGTGTTCCTGTGTAATCCTCAGCTGGCTTTCTGGCCACCGGATATGGTTCCGCATCCGATGCCTCCTGAAAGTCCTTCGAATGATGATGACAATTGGGCCTAAAGGAGGATACAATCGTTAAATTGATGATCCAATTTTGGAAGGAGATACCCATGACCCTAAAAATTATATTTGGAATAGCCTTCATCGGCTGTCTATGTATTTTGGCTAGCTGTTCTTTTGGATGGCTCAAAAATTATCCTCAAGACAATTTCGTGGAAGAGATGGTGGAAGATGTAATCAAGCATGAAACAGGGCTTGATATCGATATCACTCCTTTCTCAAGCGAAATAAATGATTAGTCACACAGAATATCTATACCTCATTTTGGGGTTTTTTTGGGGGGTGGCCACGTTGTGGACCACCCAACTTACCTTCAGGTCCATCAAAAAAAGGAGGGACAAATGATTAGAGGCATCTTAGCCGGATTCCTTTTGGGAGCCTTTTTGTGTTTTGTCGCGATTTTTTTCCTAAAACATTCCGAATCTTTGCTAGAGTTTTTTAAATAAAGTAAAAGGAGATTACCATGGCAGTTAATAGCAGTGCGGCGCGAGAGCTTTTCCCGCCACTACCCGAAACTGAAGAGGTAAAATATTCTCAACCTCGGCGTCAGCCAAAAATTGGAGATACCTATCGTGTCATCTTCGTGGACACACAAGGCAACTACCTGATGACTGAGATGCGTTGGCTGGACTCCGGCTGGGAAGATCAAACCAAAAATGTTGTGGACTGGTTTGAGAAAAGGGAAAAGCCTAAAAGCACATGGCCGCTAGTTTTTGATTTCGAGATTGAAGATGATGCAGAGTTTTAAGTCTATGTAAAGATTGAGAAATTGAGAAATGTGCTGGTGCAACTTAAGTATAATTATCAGACGCAGTTTTTCAAAGATCTCATAAAGATTCAGAATGGGAAAACCCGAAAAAATGAAGGTGATCGGGACGCCTTTAGGCGATCACATGCCAATCTCTTGCTTCCAAATCATCTTTTTCAATCACGTATGGGTATGAGTTGCCTTCTAAAGTAAAAGGGACTTCCCCGTCTACATAGGGATGAGAATGAAGGAAAACGTTGCCATTCCACCACATTTTCATATCTGATCCCCAACACATGCGTCTTATTTTATACCCTTTCCTAGCCATTTTTACAGCGGTCGCAAATTTCATCATAATTCCTCAGGCAAAGTCTTTAAATAGCTCGTTCAATGTCTCTCTCAAACTCAACTCTTCTACGAACCCTTTCTTGAGATAGATCCCAACGGCTAGACAAAGGACTTCTTTCATTTTTAGGTCATTGTCGAAGCAGTAGTGTTTCAGGTCTCGGTAGAGGGAGGGGGGAAGTTCAAATGTAAGTCTTTTCATGCATTAAAGCATAAAAACATAAACACATAAACTCAATGAGAAAGAAAGATTTGACATTAAGATCAGCATTAAATATTTTACTACTATGTCTGAAACCCTCGGAAGTAAAGCGCTTGACCTTCTCGAACAAGGAGATGACCTCACTCCTATTGATATGGGAGAGAAACTAGCTGAGCTTACATCTAAAAAGCTTCAAGAGGTGATAGAAACGCATAAAGCTTATGGTGCGGAATACTATATCCAAATCGTTTTCCAGCAAGAAAATTTGCATGCCCGCTGTCTCCCCAATGTTCACCACTTACAATCCATAGTAACTTCACAATCTCCCGGTATGAGGCCTGATCGTAGCTGTTTCAAATATAACAATAAGACGGATGAGCTTACCTATCTTTGGAGTTTGCCCGATTTAGCATCTTGCACATTCATGATAGAAAATGAATCGGAACTTAGCGCTGACGAGCAGCAGTTGCTAGGTTTTGTGAAAGATTTCTTCTATCAGTGCTTAAGCTCAATTCAACAAAAAAAATATTCAATGAAGAATTTGACTTTTTAATCGCCCTAATGTTAAATCAAAATTTAACTTGATTCGTTAGCCCGCGTTAGAGGCTCAAGTTAAGTAGGCCGTAAAATAGTATTCGCCATACTGGAGGAAAATGTCTGAAGAAGAACAAGTTGCTCTTGAAGAGCAAGAAAGTGCGGACGTAAAAGAAGAGGGTGAGGACGTCGCTCATCAGGACACAGACAATTCCACTATTGCTCAAGAGTCTCAGGAGCAGTCTGGGCAGGCCGAAGAAGGCACGAAGGACTACAACTGGAGAAAGGCTCGCGAGCAGCTAGAAGAGTTGCAATATGAGAACAAGCTGCTGAAACGGCAGTTTGATGAAATGCAGACCTCTAAGAAGAAGTCTTCAGAGGACGATGAGTTAAAAGCCATCGAAAACGAGATTCGCAATCTCCCCGCTGACGAGCTTCTCACTTATGAGCAAGCCGAAAAGATGGCAATGCTCAGAGAAAGAAAGTCTGAGCTTAAGTTTCAGGCTTTAGAGGAGCGTTTAGCTAAAAAAGAAAGCGAAACGCTAGATATTAGGGTTAAAAACCAATATCCCGATTTCTACTCCGTTGCAACCGATAGTGTTATAGAAGAATTAAAACAGGATCCTTTGTTCGTCAAGATGTTGAATGGACTGAAAGATCCGTTTGATAAGGTCGCTCTTATCTACAAAGAAGCGAGAGCCCTAGGGGGGCAAGTACCTTCAGGTAGAGAAGAAAAGCAGCTGGAAGCCAATAAGGGCAAGCCGAGATCTACAAACGCAATTGGTGGAGGATCTCCTTTACATCAAGCGCAAGATTTCGCAGCTTGGCCCAATCCGGACCTTAAAAAACGACTTCACCAAGAGATGGTTGACGCGATGAAGGGTGCATAAGACGGAGAAATAAAGAATGTCTATTACTACTACTTCCTCTCTTCCGGCTCCAGTTCAACAAAGCTTTAGCTACAAGCTATTGAGCGTTCCTACGCCCTATTTTATTCATAAAATCCCGGCGATGTTGAAAAGGATGCCTCGGAATGGAGGTACCACACTAAGGATGCGTCGATATAACGCGCTTCCTACATCAAAAGTCCCTCTGGGGAATTCGGGCATTACACCGCCCCCCGTGAATCTAACAGCTGTAAATATTGATGCTGAGATGAACTTTTATGGGCAGTACATCATCTTAAACGAGCAAGTAACCTTGCAAAACCAAGACCCAGTGCTAAACGAAGCAGCTCAGCGTCTCGGTGTTTCTCTTCGACAAACTGAAGATGAGCTTGTAAGAGATATGCTAGCTTCTACGGCAAGTTTTATTCACTGTACTGGTGGATCAAATGGAGACAATCCAACAGAAATTACTCGCTCTGATGTAGATGCTGTTGTAAGGACTCTAGCGACTAACAACGCGTTCACTATTGCCGATAATATGGAAGGGGAAGATAAATTTGGAACAGCTCCTATTCGAGATGCTTACTTTGCTCTAGCAAGTACTTCTCTCATTGGAGATTTGGAACAAGTTTCAGGTTTTATTCCAAAAGCTCAGTATCCAAGCCCAATGCAGGCGCTCCGTCCTGAATGGGGTAGTGTTTCAAATTTAAGATTCTTGCTTTCTAGCATTGGGTCAGTGACCCCAACAGCATCTGCCTTAGGGGCAAATGTATACGATATTTTTTGCGTAGGGCTGGAAGCCTATGCTTGCATCGAGCAAGACGGATATTCTGCTCAATTCATCTATCGACCACCAATCTATGATAGTCCATTGGCTCTTAATGCTTCTGTGGGTTGGAAAATGGCTCAAGTTCCAAGAATCACGAATGATGCTTGGGTAATTGATCTACAAGCAACATTATCATAAGGAGAAAAAAATGAGTTACGGAACTATTTTAGCCCAAGGAAGATTTACTTCGGACGGAACAGCAAAAGTCCTCACTATCCCCTCTGATGCCGACTGGATGAAAGTAATTAACTATACCATAGCTGATGCGGACCAAACCAACGCTGTAGGTGTAGAATATTACTGGCAAAAAGGGATGGATGATGGGACAGGCATTGAATATAAAAAATCTAATGCAGCTAATGCGGCAAACTTAACCGACGCTTTAGCTTCAGGCGGTTTTACTGTATTGGATGCTAATGCTTCTTATGGTCCCGCTATTACGGGAACTACCATCACTAAAGCTGATCCGCCAGTATGTTCGGCCCTTTCACACGGGTATTCTGACGGAGATTTGGTATTTTTCACGAATTTGACGGAAATGCCTCAGCTAGCACGGATCGCATGGACAGTAGGTAGCGTCACAACCGATACCTTTGAATTAACGTACATGGATACAAATACAGCTAATTTTACCCAAGAAAGTGCGTTTACCGTAAGAAGCATTCCTGAAAGCTTCTTTACTTGGAGTGACACAACGTCTTCCATTACGGCGATTACCCTTGGGTCGACCACTGATGTACAGACTTCGAATGACAATAGTGATTTTACCTATGCGGTAGGTCAAGTTGTTCGTTTTTATATACCACCAGAATTTGGGACAGTAGAGTTGGATGGAGTTCAAGGGGAGATTACTGCTTATAATTCCACCACTAATACTTATACAATTGCGGTAGACTCAAGTTCTTATACTTCATTTGCATGGCCCACAGCGAGTTCAGTGCCTTTTTCTTTGGCGCGATTAGTTGAAGTTGGAGACGCTTCTTCCTCACCTGTGAATCCTGTAACAAATACAGCAGCATTACAGATTAAGTTGGCAGCAGGGGCTGACAGTCCGGCTGGGTCTACTTCAGATGTAATTTATTGGTATGCGGGTAAGTCAATTAGTGTAACGAATGAATAAAAAAAATGGGAAGGGCTTCGGCTCTTCCCTTTATTGAGGTAAACATGACTTTAGCTATTCCTGAAGAGAGAAAATCAAGTAGAAAACTCACCAAGGAAGAATATAAAATTATGAGAGAAAAAGATCTCAAAATGGTGAAAGGGATTTTTCGCTCATTTGAACCGCGTGGTGGGTCAATAACTTTTTGCTACAAAAAATACAAAGAAGATCCAGTTATGAACTTTACCATGATGGATGGCCAAACCTACGACGTTCCATATATGGTTGCTAGGCATTTAAATAACTCTTGCTCCTATCCTAAACATACAAATGTTTTAGATGCGCAAGGAAATCCTTCAGTCTGTGTGGGAGAAAAAGTAAAGAGATGTTCTTTTGAAAGCTTAGAGTTCATGCAAGACATTTCCCTAAGCTCCTAACTCTTTTGTAGAGGAAAAAAATGAGCGCCACCTCAGGGGCAGAGCTAAGTACATTAGAAAGAATTCGAACTAAAGTGAGAAGGCTCACAGCCTCTCCTTCAGCGAACCAGCTTTCGGATTCAGAGATCGATGACCAGGTCAACAATTTCTATTTCTTCGACCTTCCTGAAGAGCTGCGCTTATGGAATTTGCGCGAAGAATACAACTTTTACACCGACCCCAACGTTGATGCTTATCCGTTCCCTAGGAACCACTACATCAACATGTATCAGCCCATTTATATTGCGGGATATCAAAGCTTTTTCTCTCAGGAAAGAGAGCAGTTTTTTAGGATTTATCCGCAGCTCGAGTTTTCCGAAGACGTAGCTACTGGAGATGGAGTCACCACGGCATATACTTTCACGGTATCTAATACTCCTGTCATGCGAGGGTATCAATACCTTCCTGATGCAACAATCTTTTCAAGATTCTTTGTTTCCTATACTGACGCTAGCGGAAACTCAGTGATTGCTAGAGACGATGGTGCAGGAGGTTTTGTCGATGAAGATGGATCCACGGTTTTAACGGGAACACTAGACTACGAAACCGGAGTAGTGACCGGCCTTACATTTTTAGCGGCTCCCCCCTCAGGTGCGACTATCGTAGCCCAATATGTAGCCTATCAAGCTTCGAGGCCTCAGGCGCTGCTCTATTACAGCTCCACGATGTTCTTGCGCCCTGTTCCCGACAAAGCCTATAAAGTAGCTTTTGATGTCTTGAAGCAGCCCACTTTTCTGCTGCAAAACGACAGTAACCCCGCTTTACAAGAGTGGTGGCAAATTCTGGCTTTTGGAGCCACAAAACGCATCTTAGAAGAAAGGCAAGACATGACTTCATTGGTTAACATTATGCCCATGTATAAGGCAGAGGAAGCTAAGATTCTTAGACGTACCACCCAGCAATTGGCACAAGAAAGAACGGCGACAATATTTACTGAACAGGTTCAATTTCCGTACGGGAATTTCTTTAATCGTTTTTAGTAGGAGAGACTAAATGACTTACACCCCCGACATTCCCAACGCCTCTGACATCGTAGCCCAATCTCAGCCTATCATCAAAACGAACTTTCAGCAGTTGAACGTTGTATATGGCTCAAGCGGCGACCACTTTCCTTTTGACGATACGGATCCAAACGAACAATTTAAGCATGCTCGAGTAACGTTACCTCGCTTACCTCAATCAAACCCCCCGGGAAATGTTTTGCCTACTCCAGGGGCTAGCGAAATGTCCATCTTTTGTGATGTATCAGGAGGTTTCAGCCAGCCCTACTACCGAAGAGATAATGCCACGGTAAATATCCCTGTTTCTCCAATTCAAGCATTCGGGGAAGCTACTGGGGCAGCAGTCCCGGTTCTTACTCCTAACTCTTATAATATCGCCTCTGTCTCCCTCGTGGGAGTTACCTATACTTTTACGTTTACTGAGGCGTTAGCGGACGCGGATTATGTTGTTACGGGTGGTTTCTCAGCTACGGGTAACCAAGTTGGTTTGCGCTTTTCAAATAAGACTACTACCTCCGTGGACGTAAAGGTATTAACATCAAATGGAGCAGCTAGCACCGCAGTAAGTTTAATATCGATCATGATTTTGAGAGCGTAGATGGCTTACCAACCGTTTTACATCGCCGGAGTGAAAAGCGGGTTAGTCAGAAATCCTGAAGCGTTCCTTATTCCCGAAGACGCCTTCCCGACACTTGAGAATGCCTATATTTGGCGTGACAAGATTAAGCGCAAGCTGGGATACCAAAAGCTAGAAAGGCTTCAGCGAAACCTTACTAGTGTGAGCTTGACCAATACCGATGGTTCGGGGACCTATACGGAATCAGATTTATTAGCAGCCCAAAGAGCAACGCAAATTTATGCGCAGCTTCGACCGGGAACAGTCGTCATCACGATTGACCCGGGAGGAGGGAGCGAGACGATTTATAACGATGCGACAACCGAAGGGGTTCTGACTCATATTTCCGGACCTTTTACGGGGTCGGGAGTAATTACCTACCTTTCAGGTTCTCCCCCTACTTCTCCGGCGACTATTTCATTCACAGCTGCTCCGGGAGCGGGTGTGACTGTCACGGCCAACTACGGTTACTTTCCCGGTTTGCCGGTCATGGCCATAGGAAACCGAGAGCTTTCGACGATAAATTTAGAGGAACTCATTTGCTTCGACACTGTATTTGCTTATCGATTTAATACTTCGTCAAATCAATTTGAGGAATGGTTGCCAGGAACTACGTGGACCGGAACAAATTCGGACTTCTTTTGGACTATTACGTATTGGCAAGACACGTCGCAAAATGATCTTTTTTGGGCTACAAACTTCACGACCGGGGATCCCATTCGCTACTCAAATGGAGTGAGCTGGACAGATTTTGCCCCGGCAGTAGGGGCTACCTGTGTCGATGACGAAAACTTGGGTAATGTAACAACGCCTTGGAATAGCTTCGGGCCCGCAAGTGTTACGAATGGGGACGTCAAAGAAAAAAGTGTTGTCGTAACCGTAGGAGTAAAGGGAGAAGATGCCATTACGGTGCTTACTGATGACGGGGCCGGCGCCCTGTCTACTTCCACCTCAGGAAGAAGCGACACCGGTACGATAAATTATTCTACCGGGTCCATTACTTTGACCATCAACCCGGCCTTAACCGCTGATGCATCAGTCCATGTGGAGTACTGCTACTTAGGCGAGCTTTTACAGCAGTGTTTAGCCCTTATTCCTTTTAAAGACCGCCTGTTAGCTTTCAATACATACGAAGGGGACACCCTCGTAGGAGCCGTTCACTACCCTCAGCGCCTTCGCTATTCTCAAAATGGCGATCCCTCAGATCAATTTGATGGTTGGAGATCGGATATACCGGGGCGGGGAGGATTTATTGATGCGCCTACTTCCGAGCACATAGTCAGCGTAGCCTTTATCCGCGATATTTTAATCGTGAGTATGGAAAGGTCCACTTGGCAAGTTAGGTATACCGGAAACGAAGTTCTTCCCTTTGTGTGGGAGAAAATCGACACCGAATACGGGTGTGAATCCACCTATTCTACCGTTCAATTTGATCGAGGCGTGCTCCAAATTGGAAGAGACGCCCTTACAGTTTGTAACGGAAATTCTGTCGAAAGAATCGATTTGCAAATACCCGATGAAGTGGGAGCTTTTGTCAGCGTAGATGAAGGAAATCAACGAGTGCACGGATACAGAGATATGAATGTCCAGCTCGTGTATTGGACCTACAACTCCAATGGAGACAAGACTTTCCCCGACAGCTTACTTGTCTATAATTACGTGACAAATACTTACTCAATTTGGAAAGATCACTTTACAGCCCTAGGCCGCTGGTATCGCGATACAGTGATACGTTGGCAAGACATTACCGTTCCTTGGGAAGCGTGGATCCACGCTTGGAAATGGGCATTTAGACAGCAAAACTTTCCCGAAGTGATTGGAGGAAATCAAAATGGGTACATCGAGATCTTTAACCAGCTTACCTACAATGATGTTAGCCTATTCATTTTTAATATTAGCGGGACTACTCAAACTACTATTAGTTGCATTGATCACAACTTGGTGGACAGTCAAATTGTGCGCCTACGCAATATTGTGGGTGACAGCAACAACACTGCTCTTAACGATGAGTTTTTTAAGGTTTATGAAGCGCAAGATGACGATTTCAAAATTCTGAAATATGATACGAACACTGAAAGTTTTGTCGAAGTCACCCCAGGGTCGACCTACCTAGGGGGAGGAGAAATCGAGGTGTGCAACAACTTCAATATCCTTTCCAAAGAGTTCAACATCTACGAGTCAGGTCAGCGCGTAATGCTTGGTTATGTAGATTTCCTGGCGGACACCTCCGACGATGGTGAATTTACCTGTCAGGTATACGTTGACAGCAACTCAAACACTCCCATCAACACGGATTCTGAGGGCAATAGCATTGATCAATCCAACTTTGTCAATAGCATCGTAGAAACCGATAAGCCCCAGTTCGAACTTCAAGGAGCCGACAGATATTGGCATCGATTTTACTGTCAAACAGACGGGACAGTCTTTCAATACAGGCTCTCCCTTTCGGATGTAGAGATGATTACTCAAGCAGTTTATGAATCCAATGTCACCATACATGCTTTAATTTTATGGCTCACTCCTGGGCCAAGGTTGATCGGGGGGTAAATGACTTTTAGCCCGGAAAATTCACTTCAGTCTTTTTTGCCTACAACCTTGATCATCCCCGACTTAGAGAATGAGGATGAATTTAACTATGTAATGTCCGACTATCTCAAGAAAAGTTCGGCTGCGGTCAATGAAAAAGACATCGGACAATACCTACAGACTGAAGTGCTATGCGGTCAAAAATTTTTTAACGATGAGGACACAAAAAATACTCACTCGGTGTATCGAAAGGTAATCGACTTCGGCGCTCTGCCCGCTTCTTCGGCAAAAACAGTACCTCATGGAATAGACATTCAAGAGTCAACCCGCTTTACAAGGATTTATGGAACTGCTAACTCTCCTTCATCTTTCATCCCTCTACCTTACGCAGATTCTACCGCAGCTAATTCGATTTCATTGGAAATAACTGAGCTAAACGTAGAAATTACAACTGCCATAGACTATTCAGCTTATACTGAGACTTATGTAGTTGTGGAATATTATTATTCCTAAGGTCTTTACAGGAGGAATGAAGAGTAGTAAAGTAATAATTTTAGAAAAGAGGTCACCATGTCATTTTTCAAAGGAAGAAAAGAAAGCTTCAAACAAGTTCCCACTAAAACAGGTCAGCAACAAGACCTACTCTCAAACCTTCTCTCGGGCCTTGGTCAGGGTGGTCTAGGAGGTCAGGGTTATCAAGCTGCCATACAAAACTTACTCGGGATTCTCCAGGGGTCACCTGAGTCTTTTCAAGCTTTGGAAGCCCCGGCTAGAACCGCTTTCGAACAACAAACGGTCCCAAGCATTCTTGAAAGGTTTTCCGGGGCGGGGGCTAGAAGCTCCTCAGGGCTTCAACAGACGCTCGGCCAAGCCGGAAGTCAACTTGAGCAAGGATTGGCTTCTCAGCGCGCTGGAATGCAGCAGAACGCCGCTTCACAGCTGCTAGGAAACTTCATGAACCAAGCAAATCTGGGTTTAGGCACGAACACATTCGAGAATGTATATCGTCCAGGCCAATCAGGAATTTTTGGGCAATTAGGCCAAGCTTTGTCTCCAGCTCTAGGAAGTTTTGGCCAGGGTTATGGCCAGTCCCTCGGATTGGGACAATCCACAGGAATTAATAACGTATTGCAATTGCTGGCACAACTGGGAGGTCTATAAATGGTTCAAGTAATCCCACGAACTCCTTCAGCTTCAGAGAATCTAGCTAACCTTTTGGGAGCGGGCGCTCAGGGGCTTGGACAAGGCTACCAAGCGGGAATGCAAGGAAAGCTCCAACAGATGATGGATGCCCGTAAAAGCGCAGCAGAAAGACAAAGAATGGAAGGGGTCTTTGAAGAACTTGGACTTCCTAAAGCTTATGCAGGACTCCCAGAAGGAGTAACGAAAGAACTCCTCAAGGAAAAAACTCAGGAGAATAAGCTCCAACAGCTCATGCACTTATTAGGTGGAGGACAAGGGGGACAAGGAGGAGAAGAAGGGGTTGATGTAAATGAAGAGCAGGTAGGCCCTCGAGGAGGAATCAGCGACGAAAACATTCTCGCCATCAGTGCTATTGATCCTAACATGGCAAGACTTCTCCAAGGGCAGAAAGAGGCCGGCTATAAACGCGAGGCGACGGCTTTTAAAGAGACAAAAGACACTCGACAAGACATTCTGAAAGGAGCAAAAGCTGCCCAAGAGAACAATATGCGTTTAGACCGCATGGAGACTTTAATAGATGAAGGAAACCTCATCCCAGGAGCGTTCAATTCATTTCTACAAAAAGTAGGCCTAGATATTCCTGCCCTGAAAAATCCCGATTCCCAAGAATTTGAGAAGTTGAGCACGGATATGACTAGAAATGCTCGCGAAATTTATGGAAATCGATTGACCAACTTTGAAGTGCAGACATTTTTGAAGACTATTCCTACGCTTTCACAAACGACTGAAGGTCAAAAAAGAGTAATTCATAATCTGCGTCTGCTAAATGAAGGCGCTCGTCTTCGGTCAAGGGCAATGAATAAGATTATTAAGAGTAACAAGGGAATCCCTCCATTTGACATTGCCGAGAGAATAGAAGAAAAAATTAGCCCCAAGTTAGACAAAATTGCAA